TTTGAATCAGGTTTTTATATTGATGATATAATTACTGAAGCTTATGAAAGATTAGGCAGATTTGATTATTCTGGTAATGATATAAAAACAGCAAGACGTTCTTTAAACATTATGTTTCAAGAATGGGCTAATAGAGGTTTGCACTATTGGGAAGTTGGTAATAATTCAATCACATTAGTTAATGGTCAATCAGAATACACAATGTATCGATCGACAACTGATGGAACATCTTCTGCAACTGCAATTTATGGTGTAGATGATGTATTAGAAGCAGTATATAGAAACTCATCTTCTGTTGATTTTCCTTTAACAAAAATTAATCGATCAGCATATCAAGGTCTATCTAATAAAACAGATACAGGAACTCCTACACAATATTTTGTACAAAGATTTATTGATAAAGTAACTATCACTTTATATTTAACTCCCGGAAGCACTGAAGCCGGAAACTTTATTAATTACTACTATGTAAAAAGAATCCAGGATGCCGGAGCCTATACAAATAATGCAGATGTACCTTATAGATTTGTACCTTGCATGGTATCAGGACTTGCATATTATTTATCACAAAAATTTAAACCAGAACTTACACAACAAATGAAATTATTATACGAAGATGAATTACAAAGAGCTTTACAAGAAGATGGTTCATCATCTAGTTCATTTATAACCCCAAAGAGTTATTATCCAAATGTCTAATTTATCAAAAGGAAAATATGCACAATTCATTTCTGATAGAAGTGGTTTAGCATTTCCTTACAAAGAAATGGTAATTGAATGGAATGGATCAAGAGTTCATATTTCTGAATACGAAGCAAAGCATCCACAATTAGAACCTAAACCTCATACAGCAGATTCACAAGGTTTACAAAATGCAAGACCAGCAAGAACAGAACCTGCTGTTTTAATTTTATTAAATTCAAATCCATTTGAAACTATAATTTATGGTGGCACTACTTATGTTAATGTTTATGAACCTTACCATGAAAGAACTGCAGGAAGTATTGTTCGATTTAGAGGACCTAGTAATGCAACTGGATTTCAAAATGTTCCAAGTTTTAATAACGTAACAGATATTAGTAATTCAAACGGTTTTACCATTACACTTGGCAAAATAAATTCTAGTGGTAATGTATCAAATACAACAAATTATTATTACTTTACTAGCACAAGTAATGCTACAACAAGTGGTATCAGTGGAGGAGGAGATAATTGTACATCGGGTCCGGTGACATTATCAGCTTAATATGACATACGCAGAACTAGTACAAAAGATTAGAGATTATACAGAAGTAGATTCAAATGTATTAACATCTACAATTGTAAATGGGTTTATTGAAAATGCAGAGTTTAGAATATTTAGAGATGTGGATTCTGATAACAATAGAAGATATGCTACAACTAATTTAATTGCTTCACAAAGATACATTGATATTCCAAATAATTTATTAGTAGTTCGATCAGCTCAAATTGTAAATGGTGGCTCAGGTTCTACTAGAAATTTTTTAGAATATAGAGATACTAGTTTTATGTCTGAATATAACTCTACGGGAACTACTGGAGAGCCAAAATACTATGGGATGTGGGATAAGGATACCATTGTTTTAGCTCCTACACCAGATTCTGCTTATGAAATTCAATTAAATTATATCTTGAAAGATGAAGGTTTATCGAGTACAAATACACAAACATACCTAAGTAAGTATTTTCCCAACGGACTTTTGTATGCATGTTTAGTTGAAGCTTATAGCTTCTTAAAGGGGCCAAATGATCTCTTGCAATTATACGAAGGAAAGTATAAACAAGTGGTTGAAGGCTTCTCAATTGAACAAATGGGAAGACGAAGACGGGATGAATATCAATCTGGTGTTCCTCGTGTCGGCGGAAAATAATAAGGAGATAAACTATGGCTATAACACAAGCAATTGCAAATGCGTTTAAAAAACAATTACTAGAAGGTGATCACAATTTCGCTTTCGGTGGTGATAAGTTTAAACTAGCTCTTTATACTTCTTCGGCTACTCTAAACTCAGCGACTACTGCTTACGCAGCAACTAACGAAGTTGGTAACAGTGGATCTTACGCTGCTGGTGGTGGAGCATTGGTGCAACCAAATCCAAGTACATCGGTTGCATCAGGTGTTGCTATTGTTGATTTCAATGATTTATCATTTACATCAGCAACAATCACTGCAAGAGGAGCTTTAATCTATAACACATCTTCAGCTACAACTAATGCAGCTGTTGCAGTTTTAGATTTTGGAAGTGATAAATCTAGTACATCAGGAACTTTTACAGTTGTTTTCCCAGCATTTACAACTTCTGCAGCTATACTAAGAATCTCAGGATAATTTTTCAGAGATTTTTATCTCTGTTAAATACTAAGGAGATTTTTAAATGGCAGGTTGGAATGGTGACTATACCTGGGGTGCAGGCACCTGGGGTATAGGAAGGGTTGATGTATCTGTAAATCTTACTGGACAAGCTCTCACATCAAATTTAGGAAATGAAACTGTTACAGGTACAGGAAATGTAACTTTAACAGGACAGATTCTTAGTGCCAATTTAGGAAATGAAACTGTTACAGGTACAGGAAATGTATCTGTAACAGGACAGATTCTTAGTTCCAATTTAGGAAATGAAACTGTTACAGGTACTGCTAGTGTAAATTTAACAGGACAGATTCTTAGTGCCAATTTAGGAAATGAAACTGTTACAACAGATGTTGATGTAACTTTAACAGGACAGATTCTTAGTGCCAATTTAGGAAATGAAACTGTTACAACTGATGTAAGTACATCAGTTACCGGTCAAGCTTTAATATCAAATTTAGGTAATGAAACTGTTACAACAGATGCAAATGTATCTGTAACAGGTTTATCTTTTACTGCCAATTTAGGAAACGAAACTGTTACAACAGATGTTGATGTATCTGTTAATGGTCAACTACTTTCAATGCAAGAAGGTCTTGCAGGGATAGTTACAGATGTAAATGTTTCATTAAATGGTGAAATCCTTTCAACTAATTTAAACAGTGTAACTGTAGATTTAAATACTCCTGTAAATGTTACAGGTGAAATTCTTACTGCAAATTTAGGAAATGAAACTGTTACAACAGATGTTGATGTATCTGTTAATGGTCAAGCTTTAACATCAAATTTAGGTAATGAAACTGTTACAGGTACTGCTAGTGTAAATTTAACAGGTCAAGCTCTTACAACTAATTTAGATTCTGTTACTATTTTAATCAGTAATGATGTATTCCCAACTGGAGAAGTAATGTCTTCAGCATTGGGTTCTGTATCTATTACTGCTAATGCAGATGTAAATTTAACAGGTCAAGCTTTAACATCAAATTTAGGAAATGAAACTGTTACAGGTACTGCTAGTGTAAATTTAACAGGACAGATTCTTAGTGCCAATTTAGGAAATGAAACTGTTACAGGTACAGGAAATGTAACTTTAACAGGTTTATCTTTTACTGCCAATTTAGGAAACGAAACTGTTACAACAGATGCAAATGTATCTGTAACAGGTCAAGCTTTAACATCAAATTTAGGTAATGAAACTGTTACAACAGATGTTGATGTATCTGTTAATGGTCAACTACTTTCAATGCAAGAAGGTCTTGCAGGGATAGTTACAGATGCAAATGTATCTGTAACAGGTTTATCTTTTACTGCCAATTTAGGAAACGAAACTGTTACAACAGATGCAAATGTATCTGTAACAGGTCAAGCTTTAACATCAAATTTAGGAAATGAAACTGTTACAGGTACTGCTAGTGTAAATTTAACAGGACAGATTCTTAGTACCAATTTAGGAAATGAAACTGTTACAGGTACAGGAAATGTAACTTTAACAGGTTTATCTTTTACTGCCGATTTAGGAAACGAAACTGTTACAACAGATGCAAATGTATCTGTAACAGGTCAAGCTTTAACAGCTACTTTAGGTGATGAATCATCAACAATAGATATTGATGTTAATATCACAGGATCATTACTTTCTATGCAAGAAGGCGATGAATCAATTACCGGCGATGCAAGTGTTACATTAACAGGTCAAGCAATGACAGCTGCTTTAGGCACTGTAGATGTTGCATCTGCGGTTGAATTAACAGGTCTTGCAATGACTATGCAAGAAGGTGATGAAGGAACTACTGGAAATGCTATAGTCAATTTGACTGGATTTAACTTGACAATGGGACAAGGTAGCCTTAAAACTGTTATTTGGAACCCAGTGAATACCGGTACAGCTCCAGTTTGGACTGAAGTTGACACTGCCGCATAAATTTAATATTATGAATTATTTAAGGAATTAAAATATGGCAAATACCACATCAACCACTTTAAAATTAACGGTTCAAGCAACTGGTGAAAACTCAGGAACTTGGGGCCAATTTACAAATACAAATTTA